ATGAAGACATTGGAAGAAAGAGTCACTTATATCGGAGAAATCGATATCCACAGAGATTCGGCATTTAAGACCGCGCCTGCGGCGGTCGTGAATTGCTATGTCGACATAATTAATGGAGAACAAGTTTCCGTCACTCCGGAAAATCTTTTTATCGATATGCTTGGCGCGTATCACAAAGTAACCGTAAAAATGCCCGAGCATTTGCTCGACAACAGCGGAAGTGTCGATGCCATAAAGCAGCACCTTGACTATATCAGAGTTAATGTTACCAAGAAGCTGTTGGAGAATGGAACGCTCATCCGCCGTGGGAACAAATTTTCCTGGGCATAAAAGTAGGAAGTGGAGATAGAAAGTATGGAAGAAACACCAAAGCGCAAGACGCACACTTCGACGGCGGTCAAGCGCCGGTATAACGAAAAGACATATGACATGGTTCGCGCCAGCTTGCCGAAAGACTTAGTCGCACGATTCAAGGCAAAATGCGAAGCCGACGGCATACCACAGGCGCAGATCATCAAAAAAGCAATTGTCGACTTTTTAGGCGACGAAGAATAACGGAAACAGATAAAAGAGCAGCCTCGCGGAAGAGACTGCTTTTTTAAATATTTTTCAAAAATTTAAAAAAAGTGTTGACATACTCGGCATAGTATGCTATAATTAAGACAATGAAAGAGCAGAAAGGTGATCAGAATGACAGCACTCGAAATTATGGCAGCGATAACCAAGGCGCACGAAGAAGATTACAACGCGGTTTTCGGGATCCGCACCGACGACGCAAGCATGAGCATCGGCGACACTTGCAGACTCTCGCACGAGTGGGACTACGAGAACGGATGGGAAGCCGAGGGCTACATGGACGGCACATGCGCAACTGGAATCGGTTATCTTTGGTTTGACGGCGAGCAGGATGATATCGACGAAATCAACAAGGCTCTCGAGATACAGAAAGATTATCAAGGCGCACATCAGTACGTTGTCATGGGCAGCGGCTGCGAATACGGCAATGACCCCGCAGAGATTGTAATGACCGATGCAAAGGTTATAGCGGTTATAAGATAAAAGCGCACAAAAAAAACAAAAAGCCGGGCAAGGGATTTCTCCCCTGCCCGGTCGTTTTTTAATCCTAAGTTAGTCGCAAGTTGTAAGCAAGTTGGTTTCAAAACGCACGGAAAACGCACGGAAAACGCACGGAAGTCACCCGCAAGAAATCATGCCGAGAAGCTTGAGCACCGCCACGATGATACCCGCGCCGTAAAGCCCAAGCATATTAAGCAGATTAAAAAGGATAGCTGTTATCATCACTCCGCCTCCTCGTCTGTGCCCGGGTCTTCAATCGCCGAGCCTTGCTCGTGGAGATACTTGTCTGCGGTCTGTGCCGCCTCCGTGAAGCTGTTGTTTTTCCAGTATGCCGAAATTCCGACGAGCACCGAGAAAATAACGCTGACGACGGTGTAAAGTTCGTTATAGTCGGCAGGAATAGGAGCTTTTCCCGCAGCGGAAAGCGCCATGTTGACGAGCGAGATGATCAGCAAGATGCCGCGCACCCATGTGCCGACCTTGACGTTGCCGATGTTTGCAAGAATGTCTTTGATTTTGTTCATTATATTAGTCCTCCTCATATATAATATCGAGCCCATAAGCAACAGCTGCTTCGTGCTCTATTTTACAGCCACGCGCCTCTTTCCAGCCTTTGCAGAAAAACACGGCATGACAAAGCGACATGTTTTCGAGTGATTTTGCCAAAAAGCAGAGTGGTATATTTTCAACGCCCCTCTTTTCCATATTTTCGCTGCTATACCATTCATCAGTAAACAAAGTGTTTACTACTTCATACCCTTTAGCCTTGAGTGCTGTTATAGCGCGTTCTCTCGTCGTCCTTATCTCGGCTTCTGATTTTCCACGCATCGGTTGTGATAACATTGCCTTTTTCATTTTGATAGCCTCCTAAAATATGTTGTCTATGCCCTGCGCAGCGAGAAAATCACGCTGTTCGTGCTTTATTTTTGCGGCGTATTCGAGCGCATCGCTCATATCACCGTTACAATGCGCGTCCGGTATGCGCTGGACTGCGCGGGCGGTTGCTTCGCTTACGGCAAGCGCGGCGTTTGTACTCGCAAGCAAGTTCTTCTCAAAAACTTTTCGCGAGTTTTCCTGTTTTACGCGCTCTGCTCCGAGCTTTGCTTCTTCTTTTTCGCGGGCTTTTTCGCGCCTTGCCTCTTCTGCCGCTCGGGCGGTTTCGCGCTTTACGATGCTCCGCTCCAAAAGCCACACAAAAAAGCCAACAATGGCGACGGTCACCGCAGACGGTATTCCGCATATCGCGGCGAGTTCTCCTACGGTCATCCGACTACCTCCAAATTTTTGACGGCAACCCAGCTCGCTATATCGGTCAGAAGAGCTTCCCGGACTTCGCCGTTTACCTGTATTTTGCCGACGGTGTGAGTCCTTGTCAACTGAGTGTTTGGTACTATCGAGCCTCGTGCCGCCGTCAGTCCGCCGTAGGTCGCGCCGGGCTTTATTTTGACCTTGCTGCCGACAGTTATTTTTGCAGACGACTGCAAAACAGTAAGGTCGGCGGTATAGACCCAGCTGTTTATCTCCTTGAGCAGTGCCTTTTCGCCGTTGACTGATTTGACCGTGTGCTTTTTAAGCTTGACCCACACCGGAATCTTCTGCCCGGTCGCGTACTTGCTGCCTTTTATCTTGACGATATTGCCCGCTCTGACGGTTGCCGTTGTAGGCTTGTCCTCGCTCGGCTTGACTGCCGGAGCAGACTTTTTCTTTATGCCGTAAAAATTGGCGATAGCCTTGACAATAGCCTCTGCGCACTGTCTCTGTCCTGCGGCGGTCTCGACGTGCTTGCGGTCGCTTGCGGTGTCGATAAATACGGTCTCGATAAGCAGACTCTCACACTTGCAGGAGCGGACAAAACCGAAATAGTCCGTGCCGTTTGCAGGATTGATTTTGACCTTGGCGCCTCTGTCGCGGATGCCGAAAGTATTAGCAATGCTCTTACTGATTGCTCCGGCAAGCTTCTTGCCTGTCGAGCTCTTGTGCTTATAGTAGACCTCGCTCCCTGTGCCGCCTGCGGCGTTGAGGTGGATCTCCATCGCGAGGTCATAGCCGTGTTTGTTGACATGTGCTATGCGCTCGGTCAGATAGAGCGTCGCGTCATAGTTTATGACATCAGCTTTGCAGTCGTAGCCTTTAAAAATCTCGCCTATGTACTTGCCGATTTCGCGACCGATTTTAAACTCCTGATAGTTCCCACCGAGAGCGCCGCTGTCATACCCACCACGCGCCGATTTTCCGTGTCCTATCGAAATACAGATTTTCATATTTATACCTCCTCAGCTTTAATGCACTTGTTTTCCCACTTTTTGTAGGCATCCAAATAGAGTTCCTGCTTGTCTCCATTGTATGTTATCTCATAGTACATCCCGTCAAAAAGCGTTGTGCTCGCCAAAGCCTTGCTATTCTGTAAGGTTTTACACAACCACACAATGAAAACATCGTTTTCCGTGATTTCCTTGCAATCGCTTTTATCTAAATGAGCGTTTGCATACTCTGCAACGATACGCTTAATTAAACTTACAAACTGCTCCGTATTCATTTCAAATCACCTCCTCAAAGTAAATGCCCACAAGCTGCGACGGTACATACTGCAAGATAGTACCTTGACCGTTGCTGTCGTCGCGTATGCACTTGTATGTTTTGCCGCCGTCAACATAATATAGGTCTTTGTAATACCTCATGCCGACCGCCGCCGTGATAGGATTGTTGATTGTGCCGTCCTCGCCGACCGTGATAGGCTCCCAGTGTGCCGCCGTGTTTTCCGGCAACCATGTCGGATTTGCCGTTATGGCGTTGTAACACCGATACAGACCGCTCGGTCTGCGGACTATACTGCCGACCGCATAATTGACATACCCGCTCCACAGCGGATAAAGCTCCGCATACTCCAAAGCTTCTGCGTCCGTAGTGACCTTCGTCAAAACCCCGTCTATCTTGTTGCGATAAGCCTTTGCTTCTGCTCGCGTCATGTTGCACCTCCTGTGATTATTTCCAGTGCTTCGGAATCGGATATCGGGTCATCGTCCGACTGCTGGACTTCCGTCCACGTCTGCGTGATTTCCGTCTCTGTCTCCGTCCATGCGGCGATATAGTTTTTCCCGTCATTCGGGCAGTCCGTCAGCGTTATCGGCTTATAGCCGTTTGCCAGATAGACCGCCGGGTCGTTGGTAAAAACATCGCCGTCTGCTGTTTTAAGTGGTCTCGGCGCGCCTCTAAGCTCTCCGCCGACCAGTTTTCCGTATATCATATTTTCACCCCCATGTGAAGCTGCCCGCGCCCTGATTATAGAGCGCCGTTTTGCCTATAAGATCATAAAGGCACGGCACACCGTTTGCATCGAGACACGGGACAAGCTGTTGTGCATCGCCGTCGGTGTAGCTATATAACCGCATAACAGCCTTATTGTTCGTCCAGTTGTTGTTGCCAACGTCAAATATCAGTCCGTTTGTCGGCGTCTCGAAGTCGGCGACATCGCTCCAAGATTTTTTTAAAATATCATTGACCCACACGCCGGCTTTGTTTATTTGGATTTTTGTTCGTTCCAATGATGAAGCCATCGTAAAACGGTGCTTTTGATATTCGGAGAAATCGCCCGCGAAAACGTTCGGACTTACGCTTTGAAACAATGCAAGATTGTTTTTCAACGCACTTGTGCGCGAACCGAATATGCCTGCGTTCCTGATAATTTCACCGACTATTTTGAAATCTATGGTGATATCAGATTCCTGCGTCAGCTTGCGCCCGGTGTCGATATACTGTGTGCCCGAGGACTGCAAATAATCGACTGCCGTATAGCTGCTCGGCAGTCCGCTCTGCGCTTGCGCCTCTTGCCATATAAATCTGCGCCTGTTCATGTGCCCTCACCGACCTTCTGAGCTGCCAGAACCTTGTCCTTGAAGCTGAGCTCCCACGTCTCGCCGTTTTTGAAATCGGGAGCTGTGCCGATATATTTTGTCTCGGCGGGAAGTGTAACGGTGATATTGCCGCTCTCGGCAAAGGTAAGCGACATCCAACATTCAAAACTGCCTGTCGGATAGGTCAAGGTTAGCGTTGTAACATCAGTCAAGCGATATTCCGTATTGTCAGCAAGTGTTATCGTTGTGCCACTTGTGACCTGCGACGGCTTAGCTTGTTTGTTGTCCCATATATTGACCTTTTCGGCGGTTATCTCATCTAAAATGCTCTTGTTATCGTGTTCATGGGCTTTATTGGCAACCGGAATATATGTGTTGTTGATAAAATTCTGCAAGCTAACATCAACCGTGCCTGCTGCGCCCTGCAAGGTAACGCCTATATATTTTGCGTACATACCTGCAAGTGCGTAATATATAGCCGTGTCAAGTCCTGCTTTTACAGTATTTTCTTCAATCTCAGCCCACGGAAATTCTGTTTGGACTTCTTCGGGCAGTTCGTAGTTGACATCTGCTGCTGTTGCTGCGCCACCGCCGCCCGATATCTCTTTGCCGTCAAACTGCAATTTTCCGTCCGCGTCTGACAGGCGGTCGAGGACGGATTTGTTAGCGTGGGTGTGGCGGGCTGCGGAATTTAAGGCTATCTCTGCTTCAATCGATTTGCTCACTTGCTCTGTGCTGCCGCTTGGTATCGCATACAACGCAGTGCCATAAATCACGGGGGCTTTGCCAATGATATCGCCATCCGCAAAAGCCACCAGCTGCGCGGCTATCTGCCCCGGTGCAGGGATGATATCACTCGTCAATGTGACAGTCACACATCCGTCAACAGGGGTTAATAACTCGGTCTGCAAATATTCTCCGGCTGAGGATTCGAAATACACTCTGTAACCGTCTGCCCCTTCGATATGCGAAGGTACAGGCAAGACGAGATTTACAATATTGTTCTCGCCCTGGTAACCTATCTCATAACCGCGCGGGTGAGCATAATCAATCGTTATCGTTCTCGTCTGCATCTTTTTCCGCCTCCCCGTTCTCGCCCTCTGTGGGCGTTTTTTCGAGCTCTGAGAGCATATCGGACAACAGTTCGATTTTGCCAAGCTGTTTGATAAGCTCCGCCCTGACATATTCAAGACGGCTTGTCAGCTGTTTTGTTTCCTGTTCAAGCTGTCTTGCGGTCTCTTGAGTTGTGCCGAGTCTTTTTTCAAGTTCGGTTTTTGTCATATCGGTTTACCTCCTTACGATGATGCTTTCACAAGCTGCTTTGCATCGTTATCTCCAAACTGTGCCCAAATACCCGTCGAATCAACAAATATTTTTGCGCTGTATGTCATGCCTGCAATTTTCAGCGTTGCACCGTCCCAATTAGTACCGGACGGGTACACATCAAGGCGAGCAACTATTTTGTCATTGGAGTTTCTTACCTCAATTGCACCGGACGGCGTCGAGGTTGCGGGAATCCCAATTCCAAAGTCTGCGCGGCATACATCGCTCGCGCCACTGCCGGATGAGATATCTCGATAATGTTTCAACCCTGCAAAGACTCTGTTTTGAAGATGGTTGGAAATAAAGGCTCCGCTCGACGACGTTTCATCTTTTGTCACCACGAGATATTTTCTTGACGAACCTAATTTGTCTTCAACACCACGCACTCGGAAACCTTTATCCTCGCTGCATACCACGTCCGTATAGGCATCACCGCTGTCTATACGAACACCTTTTGTACTATCGATGCGTACGTCATAAGTCAAGCCTGAAAAAGGAAACTTAGTGCTGTCGGCAAATCCTATGAATCCGCTTTGAGTGTCTCCGGATAAACGCATCAACCCAACGACATTTTGCGTCTGTGTTGCCGGTTCAAACAAACTTCCTACAGGTGCGGATGTCATTTTTCCAGCACTGGGCGCTGCTTTGGTAACAGCATTTATAACTTTAAGATCATATGCTGACCCTTTAACACAAAAAACGCCTGTGAGGTCTGCGTCGGACGCAATAATCTTTCCCGTGTCCAAGTTAAAAGAAAACTTCCCAGTCGGCGACGAAAGGATATCCGTCGTGATATAACTCGCGGAAATCTTGTTTGCGGCAATGCTTCGGATAACCGCGTCACCGTCTTTTGATACACCGTACTCCCAGTTCGGCGAGCCGTTGTTCCAGCCGTTATTAGTCCAGGCATAACCGCCGGCGTTGCGGCAATAGATGGTGTTGCTCCCCTCGAGCGTAGGCTTGTCGTGGTAATAGGTTATAACCGCGCCGTTGCTGTCCGCTTTCCGCGTGACATATAAGCCCATGCTGTTCGCGATGGTCTCATTCAGCGCGAGGGTCGCCTGCTCAAAGTCGTTGATTTGCGCCGCCTGTTGAGCGCGGGTCTGCTCGAGTACCGCCTGCTGCTTCGGTGTAAACGCGCCCATTGTGGCATATCCCGACTGCATTGCCGTTTCGCCCTTGCCCTCGAGCTTCGTACAGCGGTTTTGTGACTGCCACTTGACATTTGTCAGCACGACCTTTTTCGTCCCCTGCGCCGTCTCAAACTTCATAATATCAAGCGGTCTAAGGTGCGGAAACGAGTGCGTAGTGCAGGACATCGGAGTGTATGTAAGACTGCACCGTGCGGTTTTAAGCTCCGTTGCCAGTGTGCTGAGATTCATATCACTCTGCGCAAGAAGATTGCCCTCAATGTTAAAGGCATAGTCCTTTGTGCCCGCAAGGTATTCGGTCTTGTTCTCGTCGTTTCCGACGATGCGCACACCGGAGAACACGATGTTGTTTTCGGCAAAGTCTGTATTGCCGGAAGTAAAGCGATCTGAAGCTTTTATTACCACGTGCTTGGCATTAGTCGCATACCACCCGCCTGTCAGCTTGCCGTCATAGTCAATATACAAGCTCACGCCCATAAGCTCCGCAGCCCAGACAAGCACCTGACGATAGGTCAGGTTGTCCGCCTCCGGGCGTTTCGGTATCGATACACCCCTATGCAAAGTGTTCGTCGGGAGCTTCTGCGACACCCCGCACTTTGTGCAGGCATCGGCGACTATCTGATACAGTGTTGCAGGATAGGCAAGCTCAGTATCATAGGCTCGGTTGAACTTCGCCATGCGGTCATAAGCCGTTATTTTAATACTCCTGAGCTTGCGGGGAGGACTGTCCACCGTATAATAGCCAATAGGCACGGTCTCCGTTGTCGAGCCCGTGGAAAAGCTCGTGGTAACATACAGCTGCGCGCCCTCAAACACCTTATCGTCAAAAGCGCCGTCGGTATTTTCGAGAGTAAAACTCAGTTCTGACATACACGCCGAGCCCAAATCAAGCTTACTGCCCGTGACACTCGACCAGTCCACCGTTACCGCGCCGATGATGTCCTTGTCGGTGATATTAAATGCCGTGCCCTTGGTAGGCGTACAGAGGATATTGACGGACTGCACTACATCCTCTCGCAGAGCCGCAAGCCCGGCAGAAGTTATTGGATACATGACATCACCCCTTTCGCGCCACGATTTTAAAGGTCACATTGTCAACAACATTCAGACTGCTGTTGTACAGCGGCGCACTTCTGTTGCCGACATAAAACTCTTTTGTCACATATCCGCCTTCGAGCATATTTAAGTACTTGACCTTTATATACTCCGGGTTGAACATTTTCAGGATCTTGCTCGCGTTCGCTATGGACAGCCCGGAAAACTTAAGCGTTACCGCGTCGGTCTGCCCTATGCGTTTTTTGTGCATGACGACATCTTCGGTACGCCCTGCGTCGCTGGCAGAAGCGTCCTCAAGCTCCCATTTATATCCGTCCTCCGAGTCAGGATATACCGGCATAGTTACGCCGTCCACGGTAGCTATCGGATTGTCACCGGGATTAAAAGCGGTTGCCACTGCTGTTCCACCTTCTTTCTTGACATAAAAAATAAAACATGATAAATTAAAAGGAAAAAGGAGAAATTCTGATGAAAAAATTTATTGCTTTACTTATCGCAGGTATTATGCTGATCGGGCTTTGTGGATGCGGCAATTCTACAACCACCAACTCCCCATCCACTACTCCAGATAATATCAGCAAAGTAGATTTGCCGAATGACCATTACGGCGAGGGAATGTACAAGGTTGGAAAAGACATTCCCGCCGGAGAATACTGGATAATCGCCACAGAAAAAGATTATTCAGGATATTTCTGTGTGTCGTCCGACAGTTCCGGAGATTCGATTATTTTCAACGAAAACTTTGACACTTGGGTTTATGCCACTGTCAAGGACGGCGAATACATAGAAATTACACGGGCAGAAATGTGTCCCTCGGAAAAAGCTCCGGACATGCACTTCAACAGTTCCGCCGTGCTCGAAGGGGTTTATAAGATTGGAAAGGATATTCCCGCCGGAGAGTACAAGCTCGTTGCCACTGAGGCGGGAAACGACGGTTATTACGCCGTGCTGTCGAGTTCGTACAATTACGGCGATAATATCGTTGCTAACGATAACTTCAGCAACAATGCATATATCACTGTCCAAGACGGACAATATTTGCAGATTTCCAGAGCACTTGGTGAAAAAGTGGACTGACGCAATATTACAAAGGAAAAGCCCTCTCGATCGAGAGGGCTTTTATTCGTTTATCGGAATGATTACTTTACCGGCACGCATGTTGACATTTCTAAGCTCGTTTACAATATCACCGCGCTCGTTCATAACGACAATTGTTACGGTTCCGCCATTGCTTCGTTCCATAGCTCTTTCAACACCGCGCTCAACACCCGAAGAAACACCGTCCACAATTTGGCTGTTGTTGGCAACTGCCGTCCTGCCTCCGATTTGTCCAACCATCTCGGGGCCGCTCTCTCGAGCAATAAAGAGTTGTCCGGTATCAGGATATCCGCCGGATGCATACTGCCGTGCCCCGGTAGATCGGGTTTTTACTGTCACATCGCAGCTTACACCGTTTATATTGTTGATGTTATTTTTAAGCTTGACGAGCTGATCCGAATAATACTTCGTCTTTTTGCTTGCGTCATCCATTGCAGCAGACGTGTTCTTAATAGCCTTGCGTGACTGTTCCAAAGCGTCTTCGGCATGTTCGACTTCTTTTTTAAGAGCTCGATATTCCGGACTAAGCTTTTGCGATATCCAGTTCGCGACATCACGAAAGCCACCTGATACGCCCTGATTTTTCTTGTCAAGTTCTGCCGCCTTTTCGTTTAGCTTATTTTGTGCCTCGGCAAGCCTATCTGACGCAATCTTGTAATTGTCAGTCGCCGTCTTGTTGTCAATTGTTGCTTGATAAAAGGCTTTGTATGACTCGGTCAGAATGTCTTGTATTGCAGCCATTTCAGCCTGTTTCTTCAAAGCCTCTATGACTCCGTAAATTGAGTCCTTAGTCTCCACAACCACGCCTTTGGTCTCGTCGATACTCAAATGCAATCCGTCGATATTCATGGCATTCAGGGTATCGACCTTGACGCGCATCAAGTCCATTTCATAGGCGGATTTATTCGACTTTTCGCTCAGCTGATATATCTCGTCGGTGAGCATTTTAACTGCACCGTACTCCGCACTGACGGTGTTCAGTCCCTCTATCTTCTGATTAAGACCATCCATATTTTCCTTTGTTCTTTGGATGATTGCCTCAGAGGATGCGATGTTTTCTGACAACACCTTATAGGCATCGGAGGATTGGTAGGTCTTTTCTGCAAGTTCATCTGCACCCTGTTCAAAACCTATGATGGCTCCCGTGATTGCACCAATTGCCGCGACGACCAGTCCGGCCGGACCCAACGCCGCATACATAGCCACTGCAACGGCAGTAAGTCCTACTGCCATAACCGCAAGTTTCGCTTTGGCGTCTTCTGCGCCCGCGCCGAATGCCTTAAAAGCGGATTTTGCCATTGCCAGCGATGCCGCGAATCCCGCCGCGCCTATCATCGCTTTTTGAGTTGCCGACAAACCCGTTCGGAACTGTTTCAAACTGTCTTTGGCTGCGCCCGCAGCTTTCTTCCATCCATAACCTAACGCCTGTGCTGTGCTTCCTCCGGTCTCCTTTATCCACGAAAAGCTTTCAGCAAAAGTAGAGACAACTCTCAGCCCCTTAAAGCTATTCCACACGCCTTTTGCGCCGGAGTACCACTTACTCAGAACCTTTACGCCGAAAGCGGCGGCCGCGCCGGCTGCAGCTCCTTTTATCACCGGCTCAAGCGCAGAGACTGTGGATTTCACTTTTTCAAGCTTCTGCTTCAGCTCCTCTGCGCGCTCTGCAAGCTTCGGGTCAATAACACTGTCAGCATTGGAAAATGGGCTCTTAAAATTGTTTCCCCCGCTCGATACCGTTGTGCTGCTTCCGCCGCTGCCGCTATCAGATCCGGTATCCGGCGTTCCGAGACGATTGATTTCATCGATGCCGAGCAAAGCGTTCTTATAATCCTTTGCCTTTTTCGCCGCGCTGCCGAGGTTTGTGGACACTTGCTGTGTGCTGTTGGCAAGTTTAGATGTGTTTGATGATGTCTGACTCGTTGCACTCGACGTGCCGAACAATATAGCCATAACTTGCCCGGCTTTTTCGGCGAGGGCAGTCAATCTTTCAAGCAACGCCGTGACCTGCGGAATACACTGCTGCAAAGCCGGCGCAAACATTGACCCGAGCGCGCTCGACAACATTTTTGTCTGAGCTTTCAAAGCGGCCTGCGCCCCTGCGAGTGTGTTCGCATATTTCGCGGCATCTCCGGTCTGGAATGCCGTCTCCCGCATGATGCCTTGTGTCGTGGCTATGCGCTTTTCTGCGTCGGTCAGCGTTGCTGCAGTCTTGCCTATCGATGCCGCATATTCATCCCATATAACGGACAGGTTTTTTGTAACGCCGGCGTTGTCGACAAGAATGCTGTTTTCGTTTTTGATACCTTCGGCTGCGCTCTTTATAGCTTCGCCCATCGTCATACTGCCCTGACGGTTAAATGCCGCCGAGTCTTTCAGGTTGGTCAGTATGGACTGTGTCTGCTCGTCGGAATACCCTGCCGCCGCGAGGCTCTTATACGCGGTGTAAGCGTCCATCATCGGTATAAGACCGTCTTTAGTGTACGATTTGAGCCACGCTTTCGCGGCGTTCAGGTCTTTTCCCTGCGCGGTCAATATGCTCGACAAGCCCATCTGTGCGGCTTCGTTTTCCGCATATGCGTCCGTCAACTTCTTGACTTCGCTTACTACTTCCCGTATGACCGCAACGGCAGCGGTAGTTTTTATGCCTGTAAAAAGCTTTCCGACACCCGCTCCCGTGCGCGTTGCCTGCTGTTCGAGCGATCCCAGCCTCTTGTTCGCCTTATCAATCTTGGCGTTAAAGTCCTTGGTGTTTGCTGTAATCAGCACTTGCAGTTCTTCAACTGTCATTTTTTTCACCTGCCCTGTGCCTTGCGGCGTTTTTTGATTTGGCATAAGCAGACACCCGAGCTTTGATTACCATCCACCCCGTTTGCTGCATGCCGAAAGCTGACGGGAACGCCTTTTCAAGCGTAGGATATTTTTTCGGGTCGTTAAACGCAAAAGAATCAAGCTGTCCGAGATTCCATATCAGCTGCAATTGCCATTTGCGCCGCTCGTTTTCTGCCTTTTGCCTTGCGGATATGAGATCCTCAACCTCTCCGGCCGACATGCTCCAGAATTCGTCCGGGGTTATCCCGGCCGCAAAAGCGCGAGGTTTGAGATCCGCGACCCACTCGGTCGCTGAGGAGAAGATTACTCTATCTCCTGCTCCTCGTCCTCCCGCTCCATGTCCGCTATCTGTTCCGGTGTAAAAAAACCGGACACCTTCATAATGCCGAGGAATGTGTCCGCTCTGTCCTCGAGGGTAAAGCCCTCGGCTTCAAGCGCATCGATGAGCTCATATGTCTTGGGGAGCGTCATATTTGCCTGGTATTTCTGCAGCGCGCCCCAGAGGGTCACTGCAAAGACCTTGGTGTATGCCAGCTTGTCAAGAGCTTCAAGCAGGCTGCAGCCTATACGGTCTTCCACTTCGATTTTTGTCGCCGTCGTGAGCTTGAGCTTGTACTCCTTCTCGCCGGCGGTCAATCTATAAAAAGGTGCATTACACGCAGTAAGCATAGTTGTTGTCTCCTTATTTTAAATTTTCGGCGGAGTTTCCCCCGCCGATGTGTTCTTTAGCCGCCGGACGAGGTATATTCCTCTATATCCGACGATGGAGTGATTTTTGCAGTAAAGGTCAGCGCCTCTGCGACGCCCTTTCCGGGCATCGAAAGTGACACTCTGCCTGTCCATGTGAAACCGGAACCGTCCGGGAACAGCAGAATAAAGGTCTTGTCTGCATCCTTAGCTCCCTTGAGGGTCGCCCAGTTCGTGCCGGTCTTCATCCCCTCATAGCCGAAAGTAAACGCCATGTCCCCGGGGTCGGAAAGCCCGGGCTTATACTTTCTCTGCGTGTCCTTCATCGTGGTCACGTCGATTTTGTCCGATTCGCCGAGCATATCGGGAAAATCAAGCAGACCGGGAACTTCAGCTGCCGCTTCTGCGCTCGCGCCCATTTTCAGAATCACGCCTATAGAAGTCTGATAATCTTCCATTTGTACTTACCTCCTTATTAACTGCGGTAAAACCGCTTCGTGTTGTTGTCGTAGACTCCGTTATAAAGCAGGACGGTGCGGTATAACACCGTACCGTCCTGCTGTTCGTCCTCAAGGTGGTTAGGACTGCCGCGAAGCAGACCGAGGCGGAGCATTGCATCGTCAACTTGTCTCTCGACCTCGTTTCTGCCCTCCGGCGTCGCCATCCACACCTGGATCTGCACGGCGATCCGGGAAAAATGGTCCGGACGCGAAGAGGATGGCATTTTAACGGAGTTATCCATCTGCTTTATCAAACCGTGCCGTTCAAAACTCTGCGGATATTCCGCAGACCATTTCACACCCGGTACGGCGAGTGAAAGCACATCATAAGTCACCTGTTCGATATCAACCATTTTTCTGACCGCCTTTACGATTTATTTCCTGTTGTATCGCGCGCTTATAGCACTCGAGTATTGCTTCGCGATTGTTTATAAGCGCAGGATAGAGATACGGCTGCGCCTTTTGTCCGCTTATCATTCGCCAGCCGACAGCAGGGATTTTGCCGCGCCACTTGTCCGCCTTGTAATGGATCCCGCTCGGGAGCTCATAAGGATATGTGCCGTTACCTTTGGGACCCGTACCGAATTCCACATAGGCGGCGTATTCAACATTGGTCAATACGCTGCCGATATGCTTGCTACCCTCGCGCTTGTAGTCGGTATGCAGCGACGCGCGCAAGTCGCCGTTATCTACCGGGCACAGCTCTTTTGCGCTGTTGTTGACTATTCGCGCCGCCTCGCGCGTGCCGTTTGAAATAGCGGTATCAGTGCCACCGAGCTTTGCGAGCTTTTTAGCCAGCTCGCCGAGACCCTTAATTTCAATGCTCATCGGCTCACCGCCTTGCAAAGATACAGCGTGTGGCTGTCGTGCGGCTGGATCTCGGTGATTCGGTAATAAGCGCCGCCGTATTTCACATAGTCGCCCTTCTCGACAGCGAGCGTATCGGATGTTGAAAAGGTGGCGTCTTTGTTGCACTGCAGCCCCCATTCCTGCGCCTGCATAGCATCGGTAACAAGCCGGAAGTTGACAGTAAAAGAGCCCGCAGGCGTTTCTGCGGGCTTCACTGTTTCACTGCCGAGCGTTCCTGTCTGTTTGACGGCTTTATAATGCTCGACTGTTTTGTCCTGGAATACGGCGCGCTGTGCGCGTCTGAAGGCGTCGGGGATCTTCACCAGAAAAGCCTCCTCCACTCATTGAGCATCGCCTTTTCGCTGTCGCTCAGCTCCGCCGCCGTGGCGAGGTCTGAGTCGCTGTGCTTAAAGCTCACGCTCTGGTCGCCGTCCATTATGCTCGCGACGGTCTGCGCCGCATCGGTAGAGCCCGGCTGCTGCGTGCGGTAACGCTGCGCGGCTATCTCCGCCACAAGCAGATCAAGACCGGGGACAAGCTCATGCCGCTTGGTATATCGCAATACCTTGGACTCGACGCTATCCAGCAGATACCGGGCAGCCGGCAGCGACATTTCCTTACCCAACATCACGCGCATCCGGGCTATGAGGTCGGCCTTGTTCTGCTCCGTCATATCAGCCCACCAGCCTTGCAGTCATGTCGCTGTCAAGGGTCTTGACGCCGTACAGGATATCGAAGCTGACGCGGTCGGTCTTGTGCTTGATGTCGTAGTCATATACAACCCTGATAGCAAGACCGTTCCTGCTCGACGCAATAGCCGCATTATTCGCGCCCATAGGCAGCTCAAGCTGACGGGTAACGAGTGCAAGGCCGTTGCGGTGGAATGCGAGGGAATGGGTCGTTTTGACGAGATATACCGTAACCGCCGCATCCGAAGCAATGGTGCGATGGATAGGCTGGTCTATCGCGACCTCAGCGACCGCGCTGCTTGCGGCAGTTGCATCGGCGGCAAATCTGTAAAGATAGCCGTCGAGGATAAAGCCGTCGCCCTTTTTAAAGGTGCCGGTCGCCGCAGTGACATCCGAGAGTGCGACCTTGGTCGCGCCGGCGGTGCAGGAGACTTTTGCAGCGGTCGCAGTGCCCGCAGTTGCCGCGAGGGTATCGGGGGCATTCTGCGACATATAGGTGTCAAGACCATAGATAGAGCCGAGCTCTGCTGAGCGCAGGGCGTCGGAGTTGCCCGCATATGCGACCTTCGAGAGGTTTTCCGTGGTCAGATAGCGATACTTGTGCGTCGGGTTGACGAGCAGTCTGCGCTGCTGTATCGGTACGCCCTTGAGGTCAAATGCCTTGGCAATGTTGGCAATGTCCTTGAGGTCGGCCGCGTTCGCGGTGCCGCTCACGGTGTTGCCGGCGTTTGCGATGCCTTCGGCGATAATATCGCTGTCGATGGCCTGGGATATGGCCTGCACCGCAGGAGATATGATCTGCTCAGAAAATGACTTGATGTCAAGGGTCATTTCCTTGGAAGTGACCGGAACGGTGACATCGCGGAAATGGTCGAGGGTCACCTTGACGCTGTCCTCGTTCACGTTCTGGTCTACGGTTTCGCCGACGAAGTTCTTCGCGGAAAACTTCGCGGGCTTGCGGATGGTGATGGTATCACCGACGTGCGCGAACTCCTTGGAATAGTCCTTATGGACAAGGTCGGCAGCAACGAGATTGTTCTCGAGCACCATAAGAGCCTCGTTCGCGACTATCTGAGGAGTCAGAAATTTGTTTGACATTTGTTAAATCCTCCGTTTTTACTGATTTTTGCGCCAATTTACATAATCGGCATAGTTCTCGGGGGCTTCACCCGGTTCAGGGTCTCCGCCGCCGTGGTCGGGGTCTCCGCCCCTCTGTCTGGTTTCGACTTTGTCAAAGAGATAGGCGTCGCTTTCTCTGATTGCTTTAAGCTGATCGTCAAAGCCCTCGAGCTTGCCGTCTTTGTCGAGCTTCACGCTGCCGGGCGTTATCAAAGCTTTTATCGCTCTTGCGTTCTTGCCCTTGGCGGCTGTAATAGCGGCATCGATAGCGGAGTCAAGCTTCATGGCGGCGATATCGCTGTCATACTTAGCCTTAGCCTGCTTGTTCTCGTTCTGCAGCTGTGTAATCGTTGCCTGCAGCCCGGCGGTATCAACCTTTTTGAGCTCTTCAAGCTGACCGTCCCGCTCTGCTATCTGACCCTCAAGGTTCTTGACCTTGTCGGACTCGGCGCGAAAATCTGCTTTTGAAACAAAGTTCTTGCCGATATAGCTCGCTATCTTCTTGTCGATGTCCTCGGTGTGTGCGTCGCCTAAAATGTCTTTAAGCCAGTCCATGTCTGTCCTTTCCCGCGCTCCCTTTTTACTTGGCCAGTCCCAATATTGCGCGACACCATTTTGCTCCGGGTGGCGGATAAATTTGGATATAAAAACAACGCTTTGCATTTGACTGCAAAACGCTGTAATTATTATGTTGTGATATGACAAAACCGCCTCGCTTTCGCTTGGCGGCTTGTTATTTATTATTGATCCTCTTCGTCAAGAGTATCTTTTCCGAAAGCTTTTATATAGCTCTCGGTGAGGTCTTTTATGATAATCGGGGCTTCTTCCTCGTCCAGTATTCCGTCGAGGCGACCTTTGAGCAAATCCTCATAGTAGAGATAGAGCTCGTCACTCATAGCTTCTGTGAGGTCGTCGTTGTCCACTTCCCATTTTATCAGTGGGAGCACAACATTAAGCCGTTCGGCCTCAGTAAGAATAGATTCGTCAAATTGAAACAAATATGAATGTTCCAACACTTCCCCGGTGTCATCTTCCGAATCATTATAGGTTTGTAACATTTCGCGCGCATCCGAATAACTGATATCACAAGTCATTTTTTCGTTTTCATCCTCCTTTTCCAGACATCACCTTCAACCCTTTTATTAGAAACAACATTTATTTCAACATCAGGATGAAGATCTTTAAACTGCTGCATTACGCCCTTACAACTGTCACACATTCCCCGTTCAGAAAGCATACAGATTTTTTTGAAAGGCTTTTCTTCATATAAATCTGCAAAATGTTCAAAAAGCTTTGCTTCTGTATCATGATAAGTTTTATCACGAATTTCCCCATTTTCTTTTAGAACATTTATATATGTAAACCGTCTATTCTCTTTTAATAAGACAACTTCGTTGGTTCCCTTATATCCTTTTGCCTCTGATATTTTGGAAATCATGCTGTGAGCGTAATACATATTATCGACATCATCATCGATATATGCTCCGGCAATATTTCCGCTTTTTTTGTATTTGCTCGTGAATTGGAGTCTTTTTTCATAAATAACCTTTTTATCAAACCGCAAGATTTCATCAGTAGAGAAATTGCCTGAATCTATCTTGTATTGATTCACAAAGCGGTATTGCCTTTTAAGCGTCTTCCACTTTTCAGAATCATTATACTTTATTTTTAAGAATTCATCAAGAGAATCCGGCACATTTTCTTTCAAGACTGCCGAATATCGCTCGAACTGGTCTCTGTTGTAGGAGGACACCTGCGTCAAAGTCTTGGGCGGGTAATATTTAAGCTTCCCGGTAAGAGGATTTATATTATCCGCAAGCCACTCTTCATATGTCGTTTCCGCCGGAATAAGCACGGTTTTCCCGGTCTCGGGATCCAATGCCCGGCGTTTGAGTTCGGCTCGGTTTTGTCCCTCTATGACTGCCGTCGTAGTACAACGGTCATTCGGATGGAGCGGCGGATAGTTTATGCCCTCTTTCGCTTCGGAGACCGGAAAAGTCTTGCCGTCTAAAGCGCCGCAGACATCGCAGGTGCGCCCGTCAAGGGTGGCGAGAAATCTGTATTCCGTTATGCCTTCCTCTTCGTATGCCGCTTTTTCAGCGGCGTTGTGCACACGGTTCGTCTCGGTGCGTATCAGCCGCATCGAGCTGTACATTCCGGACTGCATAGCGTCGGCGAGCTGGCGCGCCATTACCTGCGGACCCGCTCCCGTCATAATCCCACGCGCCACAATACCGTATGCGCTGTTGGCAAGCGCGGATGTGTTCTGCCAGATACGGTCAGAAAAATTCGCGCCTTTCCATCGGTCATTTACTATGGTGTTTACGGCGCCTTTTGGCAGGGCTGAGAATTCAAAGCCTAATCCCATGCCGATCTGCGTGTCATATATGCTGCGATAGTATGTATCCCCGCTCACGTCTTCAAGCAGCCGCTTGAGCTCACGCTTCTCCCGGTCGGCAAGCAATGCAGTTTCCGTCTCGATATTGGCTTTCAAAGCCTCAAGGCGGTTTATTCTCGCGGCGTATGCCGGCGCATTGAGACGGGCAAGTGCTTTTCTTTTTATGACCGGGTCTTTTATGTTATTAAGCTCTTTGCGCAGTGCTTCCAATTCCGCTTCCGCTTCTTTGGTATTCAACATCCGACGAGCTTCTTCCGGCGTCAATTCACTGTTTGCCGCATAACGCGAAAATATCCGGTTTATGCGGGCGTCGAGGTCTTTCTGCGCCTTGGCGTATAACTTGACTGTTTTTGTCTTTATAGCCCGCATCGAGGCACGTCGGGCATATTCCTCGCGCTGCAGTGCCCGCTCCTCCCAATAGAGATCAGAGCACATTATTCATCATCCTTTTCGGAATCGTCCTTGTCGTCATCGTCGCTGATAAACATCTTTGCGTTTTCCTCGCGCTGCTTCTGCAGCTCCTCATATGCCTGCGCGACATCGTCAACAAACGGGTGCTTTGCTAAAAGCATCTTATCGGGCACAAGCCCCTGCGACTTCTGGATTATATCCACCGTCTCCGCGTCATTGACTATCATCGACTTGTGGACATCGTATTTGATAAGCGTATAGTCATAGTCGGTACCGTTCTTCAGGTTGATATCCTGCGTAATAAACCATGACAGCTCTTTCAGCATGACCTTTAACTTCGAGACAAGCGGGTCAGCCTTGAGGTCAAGCAGGGTGTAGCGGAATTTCAGACTGACGCCTGACGGCGCGCTGCCGAGCTTTTCATCGTTCATATCAATACCGCGCCCTATATGGTATATGTCCCGGCGCAGCATATCGAGCCAGGCGAGGCGCTCGGTGACATTAAGTGTGACCTGCTCCGCGCTTATCTTGCCGGACGGATCGCTTATTGACACTGCCTTGTTTATCTGCAGCTTCTGCTGTATCGCTTTTGCAGTCTCTCCGCCGTATCCCTGTATCATCCAGTAGAGCTCGACGAGATCTATCTGATTATTCGTCGACGCAGAAGATATCAGGTTATATGCATCAAGTAGACCTTTGATTCGCGAAAGGTCGGTCTGATGCGCAGAGTTGTTATAAAGCGGAACAAACGGGATTCTTCCCCACGATTTCGCCTCAACCGAGACGCGCTCATCGTTGATTATCTGCTCGTTATACCAGTGCGGGCTGTTGCTTTCGAGCACAAACTCTCCGGCATCGTTTTCGACATAGCGTTTTACCCCTGTCGCAGTCCACCACTCTACCCGCTCCCGCTCCGTCTCTGTGCCGTTTTGCACGACGGTTATTTTATAATGGCGGAAAAAGTCGGTAATCACCTGCTGATAGCTCATATCGCGGCAGGCAATACATTCTGTCGTCGGGATAACAACGAAACAAAGCTTGCCGGCTGCCGAGTAATAGACATGCAGCCATCCGACGATACAATTCGACGCATTTGTCGCGAGGTCGGGAAGCATGTCAACAAAAGCCTCGTCTGAGGTCACTGCGGTGACGGCGTCCTCAAAAGCTTTCAGACTTTCATCTGCACCGCCCGCTCCGTCATTTGCGCCCTCAACAGATACGGAAAGTGGCTTGCCGAGGATGTACGCGACCTTCTGGTCGACCATCAGCGCATGGAAATTATGCACATTGTGGTGATTCGAATTGTTTTCATTGATTATCTTAACACCGCCGCGCTTTATGCCCGCCGGGCTGTTTTCGTCTTCTTCGTAAACGACCGTCTCGCGAAAATCTTTCTGCAGAATGTCCTGCATACCGCGATAATATCGGAGTCCCTCGCATGCCGCCAGATACTCCGGGTCTTCCCGCGCATTTTTAAGCACGGTTTTGATAATTTCATCGTCCGTAGCCGTATGGTGATACGCGAGCTTTTCTCTTATCAAGTCCATATTGTTAATCATTAAGTTACCCTCACATTCTGCTGGTCGTTCTCTGTGGCGTAGCGCGTGGCGTCAATCGTGTGGTTGTCTCTATCGGGATAGTTCGCCTTATAATTGCCGTCCTTATCCCGTTCGAGCTCATACGATGAAAATTCCCGCGCCGCGTTTGGACAGCGGGCAGGATCTATTATTATTTCGTCGAGGTCGCGCAGCCATTCTATGCCGTGCTTCACGCTGTCCGGACCCTTGCGTGCGCCTCTGACTCTCAGGCCGTATTCATACATATCCGCTATAGACTTCGGTTCGGCGGAGTCTGCGATAATTTCGCCGGCAACTCCACGAGATTTTATACGGTCGGCGGCAAGTCTGTTGCTCATGCCCGCCGCGTATATCTCGTCGTATATGTACAGCCGCCTGCGCGGCTTGTCATAGTTGCACGATATAAAAACAAACGGGTCAACCGCATAGCCCCAGTCTATGCCGCGCCTGATACGGTCAAACCGCGCAATCTCTTCATTGCTGATGGGTCGGATACTGATGTTCCGGAATACCTCGCCGCCCGTGCCGGTGACTTCCCCGAGGAACTCGTGCCTATATCGTTCCGGCGAGTGCTGTTTTAGGTGCTCCGCCTCCAACAGCAACGGCGCGCCTATCCAGTCCTGCGGCACAGTCAAATATGTGCTGTGATGTACCAGGCGGTCGGCGCGCTCTACGCGCACCTCATCATTCACCCACGCCCGCAGCGACTCAGGGGGATTGTACGAATAAAAAACATCGAATTTACTGCCGCCGCGCATAACCGACTGCAGCACATTATCGGTTTCCCGCATCCCGGAAAACTGATTCCATTCCTCGAACCAGATATAACGAAAATAGCCGAACGGGATTTTTATGGACTTGACTTTCATCGGATCGTCAAGACCTCGAAACATAATCGTTTGCCCGCTCGGCAGATATGTGATTTTCATCGGACTGACCGTCGCTTTAAAATACTGCGACACGCCCAGTTTATCAATAGCCCACAGCATTTGTGCAAAAACACTGTCCCGCAGCGTGTCTGCAATTTTACGGAACACGATCGCGTGCGCGTCAGGGTTTTTAATGATGCCGCAGACAATTTCAAGCGATATATAGCTGCTCTTCGTGCTTCCGCGCCCGCCTTTAAGCACATAGTGCGTATGCTGACCAGCACACACATCGCGATGCACCTCATAAAACGACGGCGCGATTATGTCAGTAAGCCTGACGGCCATGTTAGCCGCCCCCTATATCGTCGATAATCTGCGGCGCGTTGACGGAGACTTCTTTCTTTTCAACCGCTGTAAAACCCGCTCGGTCGAGAATATCCTTTGCGGCCGCGATAATATCACGGTCATCGGCATACTTTTTCTTCAAAATTCCCGCCATTGCTTCCTGGGCATCGGCGGCATCATACAAAAAGCGACGCCGGATACTCTCCGCGATTTCTTCCTCTCGTCGTGCCATATATTCCTGCGCATCTTGGCGTTTTAAAATATATGTCGCCATCGTCGCCGCCGACCTTTCGGAATAACCGGCAGCAATAGCCGACTCGCGTGCTGCCCCGTATGCTCTTTTTCTTTTAACAAACTCATCACAAAAAGCAATCATCCGCTCTGTCATTCGACTTTGCCACCCCCTCTGTTTTATAAAAGTCACAAAGGCTTTTAATTTGTCGCGCGCGTGAGAGTTTTATAATGCTGTTATAAATTAAATAATTTTTTTGTATTCATCTCTTATTTCTCGAAAAAACGAGCTGTAAAATTCGAACAGTTCCGCTGATTTCTCCAAGCGGAACTGCTCAACTTTTGGATTTTC